ATGAAAAATCTTTATGTGAAATCCAATATTCAATATTTTCTTTTTGATCTTGAATTGTTTTATAAATCACTTCATTAGGATAAAAAGATAATTCTTTTAACTTTTTTGTTAAGGTAGTGGGAAATTTTTGACCTTTTTGATATCCTAAAAATTCAAAACAAATTGTGTCTTTAATTAAAGAATAATATTTTTTATCCTTTTTATCTTGTTCGTATATTTCCTTACTTTTATAATAATGTCCATTACTCGCTTTATAAAATGTATCTGATGTACCATATTCACCAGTTACTTGACATTTCACTTTACGAGCCATATAAAATCCTCCTTTCATTCAAATTAAATTATAATACAAGCATATTTATCATCATCTTACTTTCTTATTGATTTATTAAATTACTTCAATATATCAACAATTTTTTGGAGTGCCTGTGTTGGAATATTTTCATCACGGAAAGAACTAAATCCATTATCAACCATAATAGTTTTAACTTGCTTTTTTACATCAGCAGACTGTACTGTAAATTTTTTCTGAATAGTAGCAATTAATTTTTTATTTACATCTGTATCAACTTTGGTTTCTTTCTTTTTTTCAGCGTATTTAGCTGCAAATTTAGCCGTCTCTTTTTCTTTATCTTCATCATCCTTTTTCGTATCTTCAAGGGTTTTTGTTCCTTTATTGTGTTCTGCCAGAATTGCATCATTAATAGCTTTAATAAGTTCATCTACATCCATTGGAATGTTATCTACAATATCTGCAAAACGTGACTTACTATCAATACTATAATTATCATCACGGAAAGAGATACGCCTTGCTTCTTCTGAAACTTTATTTTTCAAAATATCTTTGTGAGTTTTGATATCTTTCTTTCCTGTTTTTTCTTTGATAATCTTTCTATCAATATAAGCAACACCAAGAAATTGAAGTTTAGTTTTAATAGCATTAAAATGACGTTCTGTCATATTTGTTGTAACGATACTATATGAATCACCTGTAATAACATCATTAACTTCACGATTTTTAACGTGTCCAATCATAATAAACTGTACTCCAACTTTTTTTAATTCCCACAGTTTATTAAGGATAATCTCATCTGCCTTGTCTGAACCCTTACCAAAACCGCCAAAAGCTGCATTGATAGAATTAGCACGTTTATCAGGATTATCTCGATTATGCATACGAATTACTTCTGCTTCGGCTAATTCAACCAACTGGTCATATGTATCAAGTCCTATAACTTTCAAATCTTTATAATCGGTAGTCTTATTTTCAATAACATCATCGCAAAAATCAATAAATGTATCCCAATCTGGAATTTCTGCGGAAACAATGCCATTAATAGCTCTATGCCCATCTTCTTTACCGATATCCAACATGATATACCCATCATGCCCAGCAAGCTTCTCACAATATTCTTTTATAATTGTAGTCTTGCCAATACCACTTTCACCAATAAGTCCAAGAGAATAACTCAATGGATTGATTGAAACTTCAATTTCTTTACCATATTTTCTACTCAATATTACATTTCTCCTTTTAATAATTAATTGTTATATAATTCAAAAATTAGAATAAATTTTCATCATCTAAATCGGACATATCTTCTGTCCAATCTTTCTTTGATTCCTCATCTGGCTTTTCAATATCTACAATACTTTCATCTGTTACAGGAACATAAATAGCATCCTGAAAATCTTTGTCTGAATAATCTGCCTTTACAAGGCCTCCTGCAAAATCACCTTTTAGGATTGGTTTAAACAAACGAAACTCTTTTACATTATTACCAAAAATAGAACCTTTCGGTTTAAAATCATCTACAGTACTAAGGCCAAGAGCAATCTGTTCTTTCTGCGCATTAGTAAGGGTAGACTCGTCAAATGGTTGCTCTTCTGCCCCATTCAACATAACCAATTCCCACGGAATATGTACTATCTTTGTTTCTTTTGGTTTTAAATTATTCATCTTATATTCATATACTGTTTTCTGATGTTCATTGCTCATATCATATGCTTTTGTATTAAATACAAAATCCATAGGAACAAATTCATTCTTTTTATCAGCAGAAATATACTGACTAATATAACCACTCAAATATGCTTTACCTGTATTTTTAACATCTGTTATATCCAATGATTTATTATTATAAAAAATATCTGCCATTACTCCAAGACGATTTTTATGTTTATCATCGTCCTCTGATAGTCCATATACATTTTCCACACTGAAATGATTATAATATTTATCTTTATAAGGCTGACGAGAAAACTGACCTGTTACATATACTCGACCTTTAAATTGTGGCAAATAATTATGTAAAAATTCAATCATATCATACTGTGTAATAAAGTCATATCTTCCACCACATTCTTTACCTAAGTCCACAGTATATTTACGATAATTAGCCACTTCTTTTATAACTTCTGGTTTAAATCTGTCATCCCATGCCACATCAATTGCTTCATTATCTGTGTTCATAGTATGTATCGGATCACGTTTAGAACCAAAGATTTCAACGAACCCCATATTATGATCTGATTCTTTAATTCCAAAATTCATTTTGACTGCATCTATTTTATCTGTTTGAACAGGTGCATAAAATGGATTTTTTGAATCCTCTTTTGGAAAACTCACTTCACCAGTGAAATGAAATGTATTACGATAATTACTCAAATAATATCATACTCCTTTTAATTTTAATATTTTATATATTAACAATTAAGTTAATATCCTAATTTAGTTTTAATATCTTTTAACATTTGATTAAGATTTACAATTAATTCTGCATTTATATTTTCATATTCATTAAATGTAGATTGATTAATATCCATTGGATTTTGAACAAAAGTTTTTAAAGCAATCAAAGAATGTTGTAATTTTTCAAATTCATCCCATTTCTCTTTTCTAAAATCTTCTGATAATACCATTTATATATCACCTCACAAAATCAAATTCTACTTTCATTCAGTTATTTCAACCCTTCATATGTAATTCTGTTATCTAAAATTAAAACGCCTTTTTGAATATGAGATTCAATATTTTTGTATAAATTATCATATTCACTATTTGACAATGTTGTATCTGTTTTAAACAAATGGAACTTAATAGGATCCATTCTCATATTACTCAAATTTTTAATTTGATTCAATTAATCAGTCCTTCCTTATTAATATTTTTACCATAAGGATAAACATAAAACATTCTTTCTTCTGGTTCTTTGTCTTTACAAATTATAGTCTCTTCATCCACATCATATGTAAGGTCATAATCTGGTATTGAATATTTAAAACCTAATTTCTGACCGCACTCACATTCAAGCCAATCATTATTCCAACGATAATTAGCAGTACACATTTTAGGGAATAGGATATGTAAGAACTGTTTGAAATGTTTCGTGAATATCACTCCTTAATATCTACTTGCTGTCATAGACATTCTTTTAGAAATTGAATCTTTTGCCATTTCTGCAATCTCATCTGAATGATTATCAATATATTCATCCACAATATCCTGTACACGATCAAAATCAAATGCTTTAGAAATCTGTTCTTTCATTGTTGTTTTAATGAGTGATTTAATTTCTTCATCATTAATTGATTTAGCTACCTCATTGAATCTTTCTGCAATAGGTTTGAGAATAATATAATTTTCCGTCTGATTAGTCATAAGTTTACTTCCTTTTAATATTTTATTTTTTATCAAATAAAATTTCAAATCTATCTTATTGTTTAGATAAGTTTATGTTTACAAAATGTAAGACAATGGGTAAGAACCATACCCTCTATCTCATTCACATTAAGTGTTTGAGATTACTTTCATCTGTTGCCTTATTCAAGACTAAAACTTAAAATCAATTACAATCAATTAGGAACTATTTTCTAAATCATTAATTTTTATTATTATATGTATTAAATCAAAATTAACAATTCTCAAAACATATAGCGATTTGCAACAAGCACAACTTTCAAAAT